TGTATTCTATCTTTATTATCATTGTTTTCTACAGAATGAGTTTTTCCTGAGTTGTTTATTTCCCACATTTCACCTTCTTTTAAATTTTTTACTTCTTCACCCACTGTAAAAAAAGTATTTGGATTAGTCACAATTGGAATATGTATTCTTTTACATTTTTCTAAACTAGGGCCTGAATCAATATGAGTATCTATTTTTGACATTGCTTTTAATTTTACTAAAATTGCTCTAACAATATTTCCTTTTGAAAAATGTTTTAATAAACTATCTTCTATTTTTTTAAGTAAGGTTTTAAATTTTTCATAACAAGGCCAGTAATGTAAATCTGTTTCTCTAAAATCTTCATTATAAATTATTGGTATAGTTTCCGTATGTCTGTGAACTTCAAAAGTTTTTTGTCTAAAATCAAAACTTTTCCATTCTTCTTTAGATAGTTTATCAACTATGTTTTTTATCTTATCTAACTTTATTTTTCCAATGTAATTAAAATTTATTAATTTGCTCATTAATTTCATTTATTATTTTTTCATAATTATAGTCTTTAATTTCATAATCAACTTTATTTGGTTTTTCAAACATCTTATTCGTGTCTTCAAATCTTCCTTCTTTAATTGTATTCATCCAAATCTTAATGTCGTAATCATCTCGCCAAGCATCATAAGGACAAACAAAATCAACAACACAATGTCCTTGTGCATATGCCGTTAATCCTATCATTCTCTGTGCTTGTCTAATTCTACCTGATTCAGTAAAATCCCAATCATTAAACATCTTTCTAACTTCATCTGCATTAAAATAAGCAATCTTTTTCTCACCTATTAATTTTTTAGCAAACGTACTTTTACCTGATCCAGGTAATCCAAATATTAATATATTCATATTTTTATATCCTTGTATTGGTCTATGATTTCTTTTGACAAGAAATCTTCAATATTATAATTTATTTTTTTAATTTCGTTTTCTCTTATAGTGTGAAAATCCCCGCTTAAAACATCATCATTATAACTAATTCCTTCAAATTGAAATTGTTTAATGTTTTGAAGTTTAAATTTTTCTCTTTCAATTTCTAAAAAATCAAACATTTTGTCTATTTCTTCTTGAGTATTTTTAACTAAATCATCGTAATGTATTAAATGATATTTTTCATTTTCTTTAATTAAATTTTTAATAGACCATATTTCTTTCCCAATCTTGCCAGTATTCTTATCCATAAGTGTTTTGCAAAATTCTTCATTAGATTCATTACTTATTTTTTTTGCTTTAACCATAGAAGCTAAAGATTCTAAAACAGGTCTAACCAAAACAACAAATTTTCTTTTTTCAAATATATTTTTAATTATTGTTAAATTAAAAGGAGTCCCCCAACAAGACTTATCTAAAATATTTTTTTGTTTTACATTAGAATAGTAATTATTAAAAACATTAAATGCAACATTATCTATTCCTTCGTGATAAGGAAAATTTTTAAAAGTAGTAAATTCTTTATGTAAAATTATATTGTATAATAAATTAGGGACAATACTATTTGCAGTTATTTGTATTTGTTTACTTTGATTAACAATAGAACTTAAAAATGTTGAACCTGTTCTAGGTAAAGCACATAAAAAATGAATTTGTTTAATAGACATACTATATTTTATTAAATATAGATTATTCTTTTTTATCTTTTTCTCTTTGCATTATATCGTATCTCATACTAATTAAAACGCCTGTAACGTTGTCTAAAGTTTTTACATTCATAGTAAGCTTTCTTTGTTTTACCATAGTCCACACTTCTTTCCATGTGAAACAAAGTTCTACTTCATTTTCTTTATTTGTTTTTATTTGCATAAATTAATTTTTTAACATTCCTAATAATGGTCTTCCATCAAATTCTAAATTACTAAAAGGACCATTTTTATCTACATAGTGTAAAAAAAATTGCATGTGCCAATCACCTTTAAATTCTTCCCTCCAATGCTCTACTTCACAACCCAAATAAATTGCAGCGTCCCCAGGTTTTAAATTTATTTCTGTACCATCCATATATATTGGCCATTCTTCTTTTGAAGAACCTACCATTACAGTAACAGATACTTCGCAGGCGGGTCTATCTTTATGTTTATTTAATACAGCACCGTAAGTATATACTCTTGAATAACCATAAGTAGGAGAAAGTTCTAGTCCTGTTTCTTCTTCCATCTTTTTTGTTTTTATTAATAACATAGTTTCTACTAAATGGTCTCCATACCAATAACTATCGTTAGTGCTTGGGGACATTTGTGCTTCATCAAAACTATTAAAATTACTTCTGTGTTTTATATTTAAATAATTTTTAAAAATATTAATTTCATCTTCATTTAAAAAATTTTTAACTATTTTATATTTAAAATCTTTTTTTAATTTCCCCATGCTACTACCGAATATCTTGTTCCATTTTTTATTGGTTTTACTGTATGAGGGAATAAAACATTACTAGGCCAAACTACTATTGCACCAGGTTCAGGTTTTATACTTATTTCTTCTCCATTTAAAGGATCTTTAAATGATAGTTCTCCACCCTCATAGTCGTTATTTAAAAATAAAATACTACTTAAAGTTCTGTTCCAATTAGAGCCGTCATCAATATGATAATCATAATGAAAAGTTTTTGCATATTTTAATATTTCAATTTGATTAATATTAGTTATTTTGTAGTAATTTATTAAGTTGTTTTTATCTAAATAAAAATTCATTAAATCATAAATTTTTTTTGATAAAAAATTACACCAATGAACTTCTGTTAAAGATTTATTGTAAAAAGATAATGGATAATTATGAACTTTTCTTATTTTTTCATTTATTTGACCACTTCCAATAGTTGCTTTTCCAAATGATAAATTAGAAGCAACTTTAATTATTGTTGAAACTGTTTTTAAATTTAAAACTTTAGGAAAAACTTGAATGTATGGTTTTAATAACATACCCATACTATTAATATAATTTAACGAATTTGTAAAGTGCCTATTATAGAATGTCCTTGACTTTTTAAGTATGTTTCAATTGTACCATTGTAAGGATAGCTTATGGAAGAAGTATCTATATTATTTAAAATTGTTTTGTAAGCATTCAATTCTGTACCCCAAGCATTACTTTTATAGCTTGTATGAGCATTATTGATATAATCAACTATCCATTTTATATGTTGATCCATAGACGCTTTGTTTTTAAAAACATTATTTAATGATTCAAAAACTAAATTAGTTCCATTATAGGTAGCTTTTTTAATTCCTTCATTTAATACATCAAAATCTTCTTGCGAAATATTAATTATTTTACCTGCATGATTATTTTCAAACAGTCCATAGTGAGGGTATTGAAGTTTTAATTTATCCATATTTTCAGATATTAAAAATATATCATTATTTTCTGTTATAAGTGCAATTGCCATTTTATAGTACCTTAAAATAGTTCATAAATTCTAATTGTTCCTGTAGATCCGTTTTGACCAGGAGTTGGATAAGCGGCTCCTCCACCACCATAGCCGTATGGACGTGTGTTTCCAGGGACACCAGGTGTAGTAGAACCACTAAATGCTGCACTGAGTCTTCTTGAATCTGCAAATAATGTGCTAGGTCCTGTTTTTGCGACAGTTAAATTTAATGTACCTACTGGCATACTACCATAACCTCCACTTGTAGCACCTGGGGAATTAGGACCAGGACTACCACCTGTTGCAGCTAATAATGGCGTAGGTGCAGGGCCAAAATAACTTGTTCCTCCAGGAGTTGCTCCACCGCCAGGGCCTCCAGCTGATCCAGTTCCAGGCCCTCCAGCAAAAAATGTTTGAGTATAAGGATGAGAAATAGAAGCTCTATAAATACCAAAACCTCCTAAACCTCCAGACCCTCCTGAGCCACCACCAGGCGATCTTCCGCCTCCTCCGCCACCACCTACTGCATAAACTAGAACTCCAGTAGCAGTTGGTTGTGCAGTGTATGTACTAGCAGCATTTCCACCGTCCGCACCTTCTACAAAAATATATCCTCCATCTCCTCCTGCACCTGAAGACGCAGCCGTGATTCTTCCGTCAGCATCAACAGTAATATTTGCAGTTGTGTAGGAACCAGCTGTAACGCCAGTTGAAATTAATTGATCAGGGCCAACAGAGTCTGTTGCTAATTTAGCAGCAGTGATTGTTGAATTTGCAATTTTATCTGCAGTAACTTGTAATGCAGAAATTTTTGCAGTTGTGATTGCATTGTCGGAAATTTTAGCAGTAGTAACTTGGTTAGCAGAAATCTTAGCTGATGTAATTGCGTCATCAGCAATTTGAGCAGAACCAATTGTTCCACCTAAAGTATCTAATGCGATTTCTTTTAAGTCTGTTCCATCAGAGTAGGCTGCTACAATTTTAGCTTCGCCTGCTGTAAATCCTGTACCACTTACAGTTTTAATTGTTAAGTTTGTTACACCTGTAACTGCTGTTAAATCAAAAATATAAAATTTTTCTATTCCATCTGGAATTGTAACTGTTGTTGCACCTGTTAAAGTAATTGATGCAATTTTAATTACCATATTACGTGCATTTGATAATGCAGCGTTTGACATTACTAAAGCAGTTGTAGCTGAGTCTGTAATTGTTACAGCTTCATAACCTGCGATAGCTTGTTGAATTAAATCTAAGTTGCTATTTGTTTTCGATCCCCATGTACCAGCGTTTTCGCCAGTTGCCATAAGTTCTAAACCAATTGTATTATAAGATGATGCCATATGTTTTTATTTTACCATTGTTATGCAGCTAGATCAACTTCGGTCCAAACATTGTTTACACCTAAATCAATCTCTGCCCATGCCGTAATATTAAGCGAACCAATATTAGATGTCAATGCTATGCCTGTTAAACTAATATTAGCCGTACCCGTAATAGTTACTGAGCCAATTCCGCTTGTTAATTGTTGTCCTGTAACCCCTACTATTTGTTGTGGTATTTCTGCAGGTGTGCCAAGGCCTAAAGTCATAGCCTGACCTGTTACAGGTTCATTAGTAGATTGTACTAGTGAAATTGACCCTAAACTTAAGGACATTCCAAACATAGTTACAGGTACTTCTTGTATTGTGCCTCCTATAGTATTTCCTTGAG